GCATTATCTATTTCTTGTAAATTGACATTAGTAAGTGCACCCCATGTACCGGAGTTTTCACCTGTTGCCTGAAGATTTAATCCTAAATTGCTAAACGTACTTGCCATATTAGATTCTATTTATCACTATTTTAAAGTTTTGTCATCATGGTAAATTAACCCATGTTTGACCTGTCGTTACACTAACAGTACTCCAAGTTTGTCCAGTTGTTGGACTTATAGCAGACCACGTTTGACCTGTTGTTGGGTTAACAGTACTCCAAGTTTGTCCTGTTGTCGGATTTATAGCAGACCAAGACTGACCTGTTGTAGGATTTATAATAACCCAGCCATATATAATAAGACTTCCCGTTCCAACTGTCAATTGATTTGATGTTGGTATTACTATTTGTTGAGTAGAAAGTGTTACTGTTCCAACTCCTAAATTTACATTATTTCCTGTAACTTTATAAGTAGATACAATTGTAGGAGTGCCTACTTGTACAGAAACACTTGATCCTGTAGCTAGAACACCAGCTCCTAAAGATAATGTCGGATCGCCTGTAGATATAGTTACTTGATTACCATCTACATCTACAAAATTTTTAGCTATAACTTGAGCGTTGCCAACGGCTGTCACAACACTTGATCCAGTAGCTTCTATAATAGTTGGTAAAGCAATTACAACTTGTCCCGTTCCTATTTGAACGCTGGATCCTGTAGCGGTAATAATATTATCTAATTTAAATGATAGAGTTCCCGATTCAATATCTAATTCATTTCCAACAACTGCATCGGTTACATTTCCACCTGCAATAATACTTGGACTTTGAACTAATAAATCTAATAAATTTGTTGTGACATTAACATTTGATTTAGCAATAACAGTTGCGTTATTAATTGTTAAAGTTACTTGTTCACCGGTTACATTTACAGTTGCTTTACCAGCAAATTGTAATGTGCCTGTTTGAATACCTAATTCATTAGATGATAATATAACTTCTGCTTTTCCAGCAACTGCAACTTGTGCATCTTGTAAAGATAAAGTTAATGCAGGATCAATAGTGCCAATATTCCACGCTCCAGATCCCCATGCAGCTCTTCCCCATCCATCTATTAATCCAACTTCAACAGTAACGGGTATAGAAGCTTGTGCACTTCCTGTTTCTAATTGAATTAAGTTAGTTGTAACTGGAACAACAATGCCTAATGAAAATTCAACTGTGCCAATAGATACCTGCGCGCTCGCGCCCGAGACATCAATAATAATAGGTAAAGAAACTAATGCAGTTCCTACACTTGTTTGTAATTGTAAAGTAACATCAGGAACGATTGTTCCATAATAACCAGAACCCCAAGTGGATCTTCCCCATCCATCTTCAGCGCCTACTAAAACTGTAACGTCTTGACCTATACCGCCCCAGTTATAAGCATCCCATTCTCCAAAGCCCCATGAAGTATCTGTAGCCATAATTTTTATGGCGAACTACTACGAAATTCTTATGATCGCGCTCGTAGAATTAGCTGCTGGGAATTGAATAGTAAAGTCGCCGTTTGTTGAAGTTTTGTTACCACCAAAATCTAATACCACAACTGATTTATTAGAACTTGTACTATTATAAATTAATGCTGCAGAAGCAGTAATTGTAGCTGTTGAAAAAGTTACATCAGAAAAATCTACAAAAGAAATATTTTGTGCAACTGTAGATCCTAAATTTGTTAAAGAAGCACCTGTCGCTGTATAACCTGTACCACTTACTTCGTTTGTAGTTGTATATGCAGTTGTTGCTGCTGCAGAAAAACCTGTAACTGTAGAATACAATGCTAATTTAAAAGTGTTACCTGCTGTAGATGAAAAATTATGTGTTGATAAAAACAATTCGTTTTTAAAACTATCGGGTACTATATTTGCCATATTAACTCCTGTTATTAGATGGTGGTGGAGAGTCTACCACAACACGTGGTTCTCCATCAACATATTCGTCTCTTCTTCTTCTACCTGTTTGTTCAACACCGAAAGATTCTCTCGCTTGTTGATATGATTGTTCGTAAACTTGTATCATATTATCAGGACCTTTCAAGTATTTATATGCTTCTACTAAAGAACCGTAAAGAAGTAAATCTTGGGCATAAGTAGATATATAAGTAGTTGAAGTTGCTGAACTACCAGCTGTTATAGAAGTTCCTTGTGAATAATAAGCAATATTAATTGCATAAGTTGTATTAGGTGTTGGCGCTACAAACCAAGTTGTTTCATTAAAATTTGCATAGTATCTTGGTTTAGCATAATAAGTAGAGTTACCAGGTAAATTATTAAATTCTGACATGAAAGAACTATCTTTTTGTTCTACAACAGAAGCTTCACTTGTTCCTGGTGTAATCATTTCAACATATCTAATATTACGAAGTCCAGATGGTACAGAAATTGTAGTTGTTCCGGTAACAGCTACTGCAGATGCATATACTCTAAAAGAATCAATATTTAATTCTCTATAAATTCTATTTTCTGCATTTTGTACAACTACAGAAAGAGTAGAATCAGATAATCCATTACTATCTACTTCTGTATAGTTTCTAATTTGAGTTACAAGTTGTGAATAAGTTAGTGCCATATTATATTGTCTCCGCGGTCGCCGATCCACCGCCAATGGTTGTCGTTAAAGAACCAGTTCCTGACGATGCGTTAAAACTATAATTATCTAAATTAATAACTGTTATACTATATCCAGTTGACGTTGTTAAGACTGATTGTTGAAATCCTGAAGAAGTTAAAAATGAATTAACTACTGTTAAATTTTGAAATTTAACTGTATCTGCTGTAGTTTTACCATGATCGGGTTGATTCACTTGTATTGTAGAACTACCTGCTGTGACTTTAAAAGCATTATTAGGGAGTGCAACTGCTGAAGGACCAACTGAAGGTTGTCCACCAAAGTTTCCTCGCGCGCTCGCGGTCGTTTGAGCATTGATCGTATATTGATTCGTATTAACGACTGTTAATGAAAATCCAAGTGTGGTATTTAACATTGCATTGGTAAATCCATTACTTACATTTACATTATTAAATATAATTTTATCTCCGGTTGTTTTTTCATGACCCGGTTCATTAACTGTAATAGTAGAACTTCCTAATGTTGATAACAAAGGATTGAAAGATAATAACACAACCGATAATGGTTCTGTTCTATCAGGTCTTGCATTTAATAATCCTTGCGGATCGTTGCCTGGTACTTTTGGTTCTAATTGAGGTTGTTTAGGTTCATATTCTGAAGTGTGAACGAAGGATCCATTCCACTCGGTTACCATTTCGTCGTACGGAAACCTTTGGCCAGATCGATCTGATATGGCGTATGCTTTTTTACCTGTAGCAAAAGTTGTCATTATACACCATCTCCATAGAATGTTTTTGGTGATATAAATAACGAGGTGCGTTGACCGTCTTCAGTTAAAGCTCTTTGTAATTCATCTTCATAAATTAATCTTAACATATCTGTTTTTTCAGGTTTGTAAGTAATACTTAAATAATAAGCAAGTCCTGAAGTTAAACATGGTAAAAATCTAAATACAACATCTGGAGTATTCGTATATCTTCCACCATCTTCTATTCTTGCAAGATAATAAAATCTTAATTGATAATTACTTGGTGTTGATGAACTAGAAAATCCAGATCCTGGTGTTTGGTATAAGAATACACTTGGACTTGTTGTTCGTTGAACATAATATTGTGAAGGTGTTCCTTGTGATAATTTATTAGGAAGAGCTGCATATGCAGATCTGTCTATTTTAGTTAATGAAATATCTGTGGGTTGTGAAGCACTAGGTGAAGTATTATTTCTAATATATGCCTCTAATACATCATTAATATCGTTTGGATAATTTGTCGGATCAGTAGTATAGCTATATTCAGCTTGGCCCAATACTAAAGGGATCGTGGCTAATTTAACCTTCCATAGATGAACGCCTCTATTGTCCCATTCAGATAATAAAATATTTAAATTTCTTCTTGCTGTTTTTAAATGATAACCGGATCTAGCTATTCCAATACCTACACGTCCATAAGCTTCATCAAAAAGCTCATCTAGTTCAAGATTGAAACTTGTAGTCCCAGAGGTAGTCATCTACTCTCCTATTTATCTATAAATAATATAGCTGTTAAAGATGAAGCGTTAGCTGTTACACCAATACCATCTACAATTCCAGTTCCATTATTTTGGGAATATAAAACTCCGTCTTCTGGAATAAGTAAAGTTTCAGTTTGTCCTGCTCCAACAGCTACTGTAAAAAATACTTGTGTATTAGTTGAAGAACTAACAGTTGTAGCATTTGCTAAACCATTAATAATTAATGTTCCAGAACTTCCTGTTGATTGAACAAC